GCTAGAAAATCATCAGGCGTGGATAAATATTTGTTTGACGCCGCCACTACCCCCGTTACATTTTTACGTAAGGACGGAAATTGAATTGTATTGTAGATACGTTGCTCCGCCTGTTTGACCATAGTAGGCAAGTCAGCAACAAACGTAGACTCTGTATTTTCTACATAGTCTTCAATTGCCGTAATGAGCGCAGCATAGTTCATATCTAAGCCATTGGCCCACGAGCCATAAGGCCCTTAGTCGCAGCGCCAGTACCGCGAATTTTTACACCCGTAGCGCCGCCAGCTTTCATGCCATGCAATTTCTTTTCGTGACTTTTTACTTCTTTGCGGGATTCCACATCAGCAATACGTTTTACTTGTTTCTTATCCATTGTATTCTCCTAAGCGACAGTAATAGTAACAGTGCCAATTTCAATTGTTAACAACAAACTATTTGGGGTCAACCCATCATCTCTAGCCCCGCCTACTGGTGCCCATCCCCATTCAAATATACGACTACCACCTTCACCGGATGTCCCCGATACTTGGTAACTGGTATCGGGTCTAGGGTTTCTGACGGCTTGCGGGTCATTTACCGGATACATCCCCAATTGCAACTGCGGTTGGTCAGGTTCCCAACAACTAGGACAGACCATGATATTCGTAACTTTAGTCTTGATCGTCAAGGCCTTTAACTGGGTTAGTTTATATCGGAATCCGCACCGGTCACATTCGGCGATTGAGTTCTTGCCGGAAGCAAATTGGTTAGGCATTTAGCCCCCCATAAACATCTGTCTTGGGACTAACCGCAAAGGAGCCTTTTCGCGGTCTTCCTGACCCATTAGGTCATATTGCTGCTCATACTCTGCTTTTAACAGTTGAGACCGCTCTAATCCTTCAGGAAGCTTCATAGATAGATAAAAAGCTAACCCAGCAACCAAGGCGGGGAGGCACCGAAAGGGTATATCCTGCCCGTTGATTCCGTTGCCAGCATCTTGCATGCGACGCAATCGCCAATACACAAAAACATAGTTGCCGCCAGAGTTAGGGGTAGGCCATATATTAATGCAGGGTAGATTGGTCGTGTAAACAGAAGATGCCGTGGCATGGGTAGCCGCCGTCGTATTAGCCTGTCCACGAAAACAATTTTGAAGTTGATTGCCAACCACGGTCTGGTAGGAAATGATTTCTGAACCTACCTTAATAAAACCTACCGTGGGCAAATTGTAGGCGGATACAACTGGAATCGTAGTGGTTGTAGCGGTAATTGCGCCATCTAGAGTAGTTGTGGCTGTCGCGTTTGTAGCGCCGGTTTGGCGGTTAACCCACACCTGAATCGGTCTTCCAGTCGCGTTCTTATTAGGAATGGTTGAATACGTAGGTTCTGAAATACGGCTGATGTTAATGTCCGTCTGCCCAGTGCCCGTGCCGTTATTGGTACGAACCGTATGATCTAGAAGGTCTATGGTGTCTATAGGTAGCGCGTAG